CCCTTTAGGTTGCTCTTGGCCTCGTTAAATTGATTCTTCGTCAGAGGAACGATACCTACATCTATGGGCATAAATATGTTACCGTAATACTGCGGCCTCGCTCCACAATAGCCACTCATTTTCTTAGGATCTATTCCAATGGTTTCTGCCGCCCATAATGGCTTATCTAACATTATTCCACTATGATGAAATTTAAGTCCGTGAGTTTCTATAACAGTCTTAATTGGTGCAGCAACATCCTTTAGGTCATTAACTCGCCACATCATAATCCCAACCCATCCAATGGTTGGCTTGGTTCCAGCAGTATCTATTCTGTACATAAAGTTGGATGGGTCTAAAGAATTAGAGACTCTGTATACATTTTTATTATACCTACGCATTCTATCCTCAAGGAACTTGGTGCTAGCAATGATTCCATCTGCTAAAGGATAGGTCGCTATAAGATGCTCTCTATTATTTTCTGGATGAGTCTGTGGGTCAGTTGTTATGAATGCTAGATTATCTTCTGGAAGTTGCTCAAAGTGGTCATCCGTGTCAATAATGACTGTCTGACCTAGCCTCTTGGCTTCTTCTATATATCTTGGCGCATCCTTATGCATAAATAGTTTAAGTACAACAACATCAAGTTTTTCAAAAGCCTTAGAATATTTTGTGATAACGCTACGATCACGAACCTTAACTCTTTCTACTGGCTGAACTGCCACAAAGCCTTCTCCGTCCTTCCAGCCAATCTCTCCAACCATAACTTCATGACCTATGGTGGTTAATTGCATACCTGGACCAAGCATTCTGACGTTAGTACAACCACCTGGCTGCGCCTGAAAGTGATCGCCCCAGTCTGTAGAAAGAAAACCTATTCTCATTCATTCTCCAATAGTTATGGTAGGCGGGGGTGTTGCCGCACATTTTATTGTGTTGTTCCCCCCGCCATACCTATGTACTACATTATACCTTTTTAGGGGTGCATTTGCCAGGGAATAAAGACCATCCGGTATTGAATGGAGCAATTACCCATGCATATGTTGTACTAGATCCCCATAGAGAGTAGTACATCCCTGCATCCTCGTACCATGAATCATTCTTAAAAGAATATCCATAGCCCCAATTATGCATACCATCTTTAAGAAAGTATTTACGCACAATTTTTGATTCTATTTCTTTATCTAGCATGTTACTCCGTGACCACCAGGATCTTCCAGACCATGCGCTGGTCTGAATTTGCCAAGTACCCAGAGCACCTGAATACCATCTGCTAGATTCGTCAAGTGACTGATGCTTAGATTCGCGCCAGGTAATAGCCCACGCTCCTCTTAACATCCCAGGTCTATTAAAACCTGCGTCAAACAGAATCTTTGCCTGCTTGTTATCACATTTGGATGGCAAAACCCAAACTTTCTTTTTGCTTGCACTTCTTTCGAATGCATCAGCGGTGGCAAAGTTTCCATTTGCACTTTCCGCCAAGGGCGCAGACTTAGCATACGCCAGACTTGGTGCTGCAATAAATGTGATTGCTAGAACTACTACGGCAATCCAATCTATTGCCATTCCAAATTGGTTTTTTGTCGTCATATTGACCTCCTTGGGCGGCAACATTAATCTACTCTACAGTAGATAATAATATAAGTCAACCATTATAGGGGGTTGCGAGACCGTTCATTAGTAGCATTTCATTCAAAGAGAATTGCTTGTCAATAAATATCTCACCAAGAACTCTCCCATATTTATCTTTTGAATCTAGTTGTGTTTGTATTACCACTTCCATGCCCACCGCCAGAGCATTTTCTACAAATGCTTTTGCTATTTTACCTTCTTCTGTAAATCTTTCTGGTGCATTAATGTTAGATAGCCTAACCCTTTTCACTACATATGTATGAAAGCCTAAGTCAATAGTTAGATCTACAGTATCTCCGTCAACGACTCTTTCAACATACGCTTTATATTCATACATTTTTTTCCCAATCAATAATTTCTATCATGTTGTTGTAAATATTTATATGAGGTTTCATAACGTATTCGTTACCGGACTTAACCAAGCAATAAAATGTAAAGTAAGGCATTAGTAAGTTACTACACAGAGATAGGTTCTTGCGCCTACAATGAGTGCTGCGCCAAACTTAGCGCCATCATCATTGCCCATATTGCTATTAATTAAAGCCTGGGATAGTACCTGAGTAATCTCATCTTCTGAAAGACCTCCTGCGAAACCCTTACAAATAGTATCTCCCAAACCAAGAAGGTCTGATTCATTAGCAATACTTCCATAGACACCACCATTTTGTCTTACAAAACCTACAAACTTTTGAGAGTTAGTTGTCACCCCATCATCAACACTTGGCGCTGGGAGTGGAGCGGGGGCCTGCTCAGTAATGGTTACTGTCGGGGCCGGGGACACCTCAGATGTGCATCCAACTAGAGCAACTGCAGAAATAGCAGCAGCAATAATAATATTTTTCATATTAATCCTTTTCTATAAATGACTTGCCCACGACACTAATAATACAGTAGTCGTGGGCGGGTGTCAATGATTATGCCTGTCGTGAAAAAATGGCGTCAATCTCTGCAACGTGTGATGGTCCAAATCTAGAAGCATCTCTTCTAGCCCTGTCCCAATCTGACTGGATTCCAGAGGCTTTGCTTGTGGCACCTCTAAAAATCTCAGAAAAATAATGACCTAAAGCCTTCATAATTCCTCCTTGTGGGTTGATATATTTATCTTATCAGGGTACTGATAAGGGGTCAAATTTTAAAGGGGATTTGTGAGCAGTCTCACTCATCGTCCCATCTAATAATCATAGAGGCATATCTTAATCCTTCAAGAAACCATCTAATTCTATCTACGTCTTCATCTTTTTCTTGTATATGATAAGAGTTTATTGTTCTTTCTATCTGGGAGGCAAATACCTCCCGCCAATATTTTTGACATTCGTCATCTGAATGTATTTCCATGCTCCCGATCATAGATTTGAACTACGACTAAATGAACCAAAATCATTTGTGCTGCCATTACACCAATCGGGAAAAGACCGATGTGCCAGCGAGTAACATAACCATCCTAAGTTCTGCACGTTTGACTAACTTCATACTGGAATCAACCGCGTAACTCGGCATTGCTGGCACATCGGGGTCTATTCGGTTATATCGAAAGCAGTACCTTTCCACATTTTGCTGGACTGCTCTCTCCTTCTCATGATTGCATTTCTCTTAGACTCTGCCCAAGATCTTCCAGAGTCACCGCCCCAAAGCAACCACGCAATTAAACCATTTGATGGATAGCCTTCTTCACCTTGCTTCCAGCCCTTGCCCTTTTTATCAACGGCGTGGCGGCTAAAAAAGGAGTGCATTCTCAATACGGTAGACTCGCTAAGATTCTTTTTATTGGCAATATCTCTACCGCGTGCGATTCCTACTGCCGTTCCTCCGCGATTAAATTCATCTCGCAATGCAAGTCCGCGACGGGCATTAGAAGCCATTGAGTCTGTTGGTACATATGATTCAGCCATCTAGTCTCTTCCAATCTGAAAAATTTATGTAATATGCCTCAAAGTGGGGCTTGCATACATAAAGCATTGTGTCTTTCCTAGAACCAGACCACTCAGCCTTTTCACCGCAAAATGAGCATACTTTCATGATTAATTATAGCATTCCAAGTTTTGTCGCATAGTCATACATTACGATGCCGCTCGCAACACTAACATTTAGACTTCTAACACTACCAAGTTGAGGAATCATAACAACGTCATCTGCCATGCCCAGCCCCATCGGGCTTACACCCCTAGCCTCTTCTCCAAAGATCATAAAGGTGTTTGGCTTCCACTCATACTGAGTAATAGGAATGGCTCCAGGAACGTTGTCTACCGCCACCCATCGCATGTCTCTAATGTGTGGCTCATTAAGATATATATGATCTAGTGAGGGGGCATACTTCAAGTGGATGTAGTTCTGTGTCCCCACCGCTCCACGGCGATCCCACCTTTTATTCCCAATAATCCAGGATTCTTTAGCCAGGAATGCATTACTATTTCTAATTCCAGAAGCCTTATTAAAATCACCAGTAATATTTTCAAAGCCTACAATGAATGGAAGACGTTTAGTATCTAGATCCGCCCTGATTTGATCGTTCTCCCATTCCTTGTAATAATCAATTACGTTCCTCGTATCCATAATCTGGGTTACCTCCAAAGTAAGAACCTGTGCTGTAAATAAGATACATCATTGACTTTTCATCCTCAGTAAGATCTTCTGCTTCTACCCAACTATCTGACCTATCTGTAAGATAGACAAACCCCAGGCCTTCCTCAGACATTTTTAAATCTATATATCCTTTAAACCATAGACTGCTTAGGGTATCAGAGTCTTGCTGACGCATCCATTCTACTAGATCGGCCTGCTCTGTGTAAAATAATTCCGTTATTTTGTATAGTGGATCTCCTACAGGATTATATCCAACTTGCTCTATATATCCTCTTTCTAGCATCATCTTGATAAGTTCTTCGTTCATATCCATAGTTATACCATCCCTATAGAATTAACATAATCATCAAAACTTTCTGGTGGAATTGGCGGTTTAATAATATTTCTATCTGCCTCTTCTTTTTCACGATCTCTAATTAATTGTTTAAATGTGTGTACTTCAATTTCTATTTCTTCATCTTCTCTTCTGGTATAGGCAATAGAATTATAAATGGCACCACAAACCGCGTCTGAGAGATCTTTACTACCTTTTCTTGGATGGTCCACTTTGTCACGGATAATTCTAAGTTGAAGTAACTCATCTGTAAGAAGTTTAATGCTGGGTCCAACAATTCTTTCTTCTCCGACCAGCATAGCCATGTCATCATAATGCTTCTTTGCTACAGAAAGAGTCTCTGTTTCTATGCCAATCATTCTAAGTTCTGACATGATATCGTGTGAATTCCACCTATCGAATGTAACCTTTTTAATGTTAAATCCCCGTGATCTTAGGTCCACAATAAACTGTTTAACTTCTGAGAAATCAACAGATTTGTCGGAGGTCGGGGTCCACCATCTCACACAATCCACGACAACGATAGGGCTGACCACACTATGATTCATAAAACTTTTTAGATGAACCCATCTATCAACATGAGCCATTGCTACAGCACAATGGTCGTGCTTTTGTGCCAAGTCAACGTGGATATAATACTCTTTGCTTTCCTGGGGTCTAAACCAATCTCTAAACCTGCCGTCATCGTCCACACCGTTCATAGGCTGATTAAAGCATGTGAGAATTTTTTCCTTAGATTTGAAGAAAGCATCTACTGCATCTGGAGGCATACAGGCAAATCTACCAAGGGCATCTACCGGATTGTTGTAGAATGCAATCTTAAAATCATTTATTGATCTCGTTGGATTGACCTCCCACGTTGGCCTACGAAGGGCAAATACTTTTGGATATTTGTAGGCGTTAATATGATCTTCTTCCCACTCAACTGTGAACTCATTTTCTGCAACATTTTCCAGTTCATCATCTAATTTAAATTTGTGAGACTTTATCTCTACATCTTTATCAGCAATGACAGCGTTGTACCTCTGCTGAATAAAGTCGTCACGGTATCTAGGGAATGAAAGAAGGACAACCTTCCCAACGTCTGGGAAGCGTGAATCTACTGAGGCCCTATACATATCATAGATCGCCTGACCTGTCTTGGCCTGCTCGTTACCGCTTGTCGATACTGTGCTAAAGCCAGAGATCTCATCCAGAATTACACAGATAACGTTATACCCTTCCCATGATTCCCGTTCTGAGTGACCAGAGTGGCATGTAATGGATTTATCGAACGATACGCTTTGCGCTGTAATAGCATATTTACCGACAAACCATGGAGAATCTTCAATTCTTTTGCGAAAACCTTTAAAGAATACGTTCTTTGCCTGTTCGGAGTTAATAGCAATATTGATAATGTCAATTGAATCTCCTGGGGGTTTTCCAAAATATTTTGCAGGGTCTTTCAAGCACAGCAATAGGTAAACAAGATACGTTACTGAAATTGTAGATAGATAATCCTTACCGCTACCCTTTCCCAGTTGCAGTATAACCTCATTACAGGTTTGCTTGAATCTCTTTGTGCCTTCTTCTTCACCATAAAGTTTTATGAGTGTGTCTTTTTTATAGATTTGTGTCATAGCCTTGATAGCCTGATATTGATATTCTGAAAGAGGTGGAAGATGTAGGTAGTCTTCATTTGTAACAAACTCTTCAATATTTACTGGGTGTTCTTCAAACTCGTCTTCTTCCAGGGCAGATATGAAATCATCAAACATCAGAAGCCCTCCGCCTTACCTGTAACTTCTTCTAGACGCCTAAATACTTCTCTCTTACAATGGTCGCAATCTGCCACAACTTCTTTTAAGATTTTAACTAGGACTTCCTGCTTACGCTCCGTTTCAATTATTTGTTGAGCGATTTCACTATCCTCAATTAGCCCAGCCTTTTGTAGCATATCTATTTGCTTCTGTTGAATGTCCGCTACAATCTTAATCCCAGCAGTTTTCTTACCCAAATCTCCAACTGTACCAGCCTGATTAATAACATCCCAGCCCTCCTCAATCAGCATTGAGTAATGTCGGTCGGCCCCAGACAAAGCCTCTCTTGCACGCATTTGAATCTGTCTATCGCTTTGAATGACAGAGCGCCACTCATCAAGGAACTCCTGGACTTCTGCTCTTTTAAACCCAGTAGCCTTAGCAATTGCAGAGGGGTTCGTGGTTCCCTTAAGGAACACATCGACAACCTTATTAATTTTTTCCCAGCGTTCAGCCAGGACTACATCAGTTGACATTCATCTTCTTTCTAATACTTTTCTTAGCATGGACGACGCCCTTAAGTTTTTCTACATAGAAAGATCTATATTCTCCAGTAGTTGGAGAGTAGCAGTCTATCCAAGTAACATCCTTCTTAACATTATGAGCAAGGCGGATAAATCTAAAAGATCCTCTTACATCCTTAAACTTCAAGGAGTCTCCTGGTTTTATTATATCCTTGCCAAATTTAAGTTCGTAGAAAACGGATATATCTGGATTTACTTTGTAAGTCGGAAGTTCCTCAGAGTCTCTTGATTGTCGTCTAGACATAGTTCTCCTTTATTAAGTGGCGAAACCACTACCGCCACGGGTGGGTGCCCATACCATACCTGGGGAATCAAGGTTCCTGACCAGCCGCATTCCGCAGTCTGGACAAATAGCATTATTCCTTTCCTCAATCTTTAATATCATTTCATGCGTCTTATCGCAATCCATGCATGTAAAGGTATATAACGGCATTACTTCCATGTCTCCTTTTGTACAATACTCAATAATACCAGATAACCTATCAGATCGTCAAGATCATTGTCTCCGTGATAATTCTTACCTCTCATAAATCTAGATAATTTATCGTCTATTCTAACTTTTAATTGCTCTGTTGCGTCTGATGATGACATGATTCTTACTGGATCAAGGGCAGAGTTTCCGTAGGCACGATTCTTTTCTACTAACATCATCGCCATTCTCTGGCACTCATCTACAATTGCTATCTCTGTATTATTTTTTGGAAAGAATGATCTCTCTTCAATACTTTTTGCCTCTGCGTACATATCAGACAGGTTAGTTTCTTTCATGATAGTTTCCTCGGGTTTCTTATCAGTCCAAATTTCATTAAGTACCTATATATTGTTTGATGGCTAACATTACACTCTTTTGCAATTTCTTCCAGGCTTTTCTTTTCTATGGAATATCTTTTAGTCAGGTACGCTTTACTTTCATATAGTTTAGCCATGACTTGTCAATTTCTCATAGGAATAGTAGGCAATTCCACAAGCGTCTGCAACATCATTATCATCTAAACTCATTCCATACTTGTCATTAAAAAAATCTATTGTCCGTTGCTTTCTTATGTTTCTGGCGGTATTACGATACCAGGCTTCAGATTTATCTGGATTTTGTTTTTTTATTAGGGCCTTTTCTTCTTTTGTTAAATTTTTATTTCCTATATAGTTTTGCCATGTTGCTGGTGGTACAGTAATTATTGAACGTGAGTCTAATGCTAATTCAGATATCAGACTTCCTACAATCATAGCCATATTTATCGCTACTGCCTGAGATTTTACCATGATTGCAGACTCTATACAAATATAATCTGGATGCACTTCTTCTTTTATAAATTTCATTTTGTCTCTGCAATCTACAACTTTGTCGTAGATATTGTTCCCATTGAAAGTTATCTTTCCCCATTTAATTGGCTCCTTATCGAACAGGCAGAACGCAAATGAATTGGTAGATGAGTCTACCCCCATAACCACTTTAGCGTTTTGTTTTATTAATTTTTTTAATGACATTATTAATTACCTCTATAACCGCGCTATTATCATTCTCTTTTTTCTTTTTTAAGCAAATAAAACAAATATCACTATCATTATATCTACTTAGAAGTTGACCACAATCACAGTATCTTTTTACTCCGCTTTTTCTTTTTTTATTTTCGTAGTACCGTTCCATAATCTTTTTATTTGTAGCAAGTCTGCAGCATGAAGGAGCGCAATATTTTTGGTTCTTTTTATTTGACTCAAAGGGCTCACCGCAATGGGCGCAGTTTTTCATTCAAGACCGACCTTAAGATTCTCTATCTTTTTTACGCCCTCTTCTCTTTCCAGGCAAGCCTCTGCTACAGGGCATGATTTACATGTCCATGTAGACTTTGTATAACCTCTTTTAGGTGGAGTATTTTCCTTGTATGCATTATAAACTTTGTCCATCCACTCAAAAACGTAATTGATATACTCTTCATTTTTAGCATTCATTTCTATTGGAATAGATAGAAGTTCATTATCATTCTTGTTCTCATATAGAATAAAGCCTTCTGAGGCACCCTCAACCTTCATGTAGACCAATAGTTGTAGGAAGTGGCTGGGAGATGGTTGTCCTTCAGATTTTCTTTGAATGAAGTATTGGTCTTTAATAGTTTTAATCTCTCCAATAATTTCTTCACCATCGATATCTAAAACTAGGTCGGCAAAACCTCTGATGGGAGGGCTATCACTTTTAATCTCTCTTTCCCGCTCTTTAAGAAGACCTGTTGCCTCAACTAATTTTTCTATTCTTTCATGGGCGGCGGTGCCAGATCTCATGGATGCAATGTTAGCGGCACGAATATTCTCAGTAAACTCCGCACCATTAAATGCAAGCCACCAGTATCTAGAGCAGGTTCCATGACCATACCCAATAGTACTTGGAGAGAATGTCTTCTTTCTCTTATATTCTTTATTAGTATTAGTATCTTCGTATGCTGAATTCAGCATTTTAATAAACTTTTTAGAATTTAGTTTAGGGTCTTTAGGCTTGTTTAGTAAAGACGATAATAAGTTTTTAGTCATGTCACCCAAGATTATACCTTACTATGTACTTGAGACTGTCAACAAGTTTATCTAGGGCTTCTTTTGTAGAGTAGTAGATATTCTTCTTGATATTATTTGGAGATCCTGTTGGACCTTTTGCTGCTGTTGTATACCATGCTGCAAGGATTCCAAACTTAGCAGACAAGGCTTGTAGTTTTGCTATTAGTGTGAGTGCCTGAACTGGAGGGATATCTGGCTTAGAAATAATTTTTACGATAGCCGCCATCGCATCATCAAGCCCCTCATCTCTGACAAAATCATGAATGTCAGCGAACTCCGACACCTGATTAATTAAATCAATTGTATCTTCCATCTAGTTCCTCCAATAATTCTTCTAATACTTCCCACTCAATTACGGCTAGCCTGGTTTTTCTTCCACCGCTACCAAGCACAGCCATAAGCAAAGGGTTCTTTTTGTTATCTGTTCTTAGACAATCAGTAACAATCTTGGCCCACATATCCTGGCTTAATGATATAGACTTGCCATATTCTTTTATATCTACAACGAATCTTTCGATGTTTCCGTCTGCTTTCTGATATTGTCCACGACCACTATTTTTATGAGACTTAGCCCCTATGCGACGCAGTTCTGCCTTTTCGCTCAAAGCCTTGCGCTTCCATCATGACCGTTCGGGCAGGTCCAAAAAACCTTACGATTTTCTTCATCGTATTGTCCTTCATTAGCAACCTCATAGCAGCCCTGTTCTGGGCAAGAGAACGATCCCTGAATGTCTCTATATTTACCAGAGGACTTAGACTCATCGTTAGAAAGAAATGCTCTTGGGTCAATCATATTTTTTCATATACCAATCTTGTAAGTTCTTCTTGCATATCAAGGTCTTCTCTGGCTCTGGCAATAACGTTTGCACGACCTTGAATTCTTTCTCCTAATACAGTATACCAGGCACCGCCGCGCTCAATAATTCCAAGCATTTCTGCAGTATCAACTAGATCAGCAACCTGATCAACTCCTACATGCAGACCTTGGAAGTAGAAATCATACGATCCAGTAATGAATTGAGGTCCAGTCTTATTGTAGTCAATCGTCCAGTTAACCGGACGACCGACCTTTTGTTCAATAAGTTTATCACCCACAGCAATCTTATCTTTAATTGATGAGGCCTCTGCCTCACTTGACCATAGTTTAATAATGGTGCTAGAAAAAAACTTTACTGCCATTCCTCCAGTTGGAATATGGCTAGCGTGCATAGATCCAAACTGGTTTCTCTGCTGAGAGATAAGGATAAGCAATGTCTTGTCATTAACATAGTTGAGCATCTTGACAGCATGAGTCATATCCTTTGCCTCTGCGCCGATTTGTTTTGTATCCTGCAGTTGTTTCAGTTCTGAGCCGTCTTTTTCAAAGTATATGGCTGGAAGTAGAGCAGAGATGGAATCTACAACAAGTAGGTCCACTCCCGATTGGATAAGTTGCGTGCCAATGTCAACCATGTCGTTAATTGTTTTTGCTGATGAGTAAATAAGTTTTTTGGAATCGACTCCAAGTTTTTCAGCCCACTCAGGAGAATATGACTGTTCGGCATCGATCCACGCGCATGTCTTCCCCTGTTTTTGTGCATCTGCAATAAGTTGCAGGCAGAATGAGGATTTTCCAGCACTCTTATTGCCCCATATAAGAACTTGTCTACCATAAGCCAAACCTCCCTTAAGAGCAACATTTAAAGATAGGCTAGGAGTCTTTTGTTTATGTATTTCTACATTATCTGCGCTTCCTACCATCTTTCTTATTTTTGGATCTAATTTCGATAGGACTTCCTCCATCATCATGTCGCTCATTAAAATGATTCTCCAATACTTCCGCTAGTCTTTTGATATCTTCATCTCTTGATCTATGTAAGTTATCAATTATTTTCTTCATTAACTCTTCATCGTGCCCACGGATTACCATTAACTTTTCACCCTCTGAGCCGTGAAGAAAGTAAGCATTCATTATATCATCCACGAACGCCGTGGAGCCGTGGCCTTTCCTGATTTGTTAAAGACTTCTTCATAAGTGTAGAATCCAAAGAAGGCAAATCTCCAGAGTAGACTTTAATTCCTTTATACAAATCAAGGGCTCTAATAATAAGGTCTGCAATCTCTTCTACAACTGCCTCATCGCCCTTGTCTTTTCTCAATGCCTCTAAAATTTCTGTGGCCTCAGAATGGATCATGGCTATTTGCTTTGAATAAAATATAAAGAAGTCTTGCTCCTGCATTCTTGATACTGGTTCCCAAAATCCTTTTTCCTGTGCAGTATTGTGCAATCTATCTGCTAGAGTATCTAAATTCATCTGATAAATCCCTTTAATGTAGTAGCGCCTGTGTTAGTCTCACCAAATACTGGCTTGCAACTTGTACCAGGCTTCATATGTGCTAAAGATTCTGCGTAAACTGATGGAAAGATGATGACTGAAGTTAGTTCTTTGTCTTCATTAGACAAAACTGCGTGTGCCATTCTATCACCCTTCTTTGTCCTCCTAGGCTCTACGTCCACAACATAATATTCTTCTGGACCTAAGACCATAGTCTTCGCCTTTAGAAATTGTACAAAAGGTGTCTGTGCTGAGTCAAGGGAGTCCGGCTGGATAAATGAGGCAACTCTATTATCTGAAACTAAGAAGATATACATCCTCCCTGGCTCAACCTGGGTGTCTTGGTTATGAAATACACCAACACTCCCAGTCTTATCAACAATCTCAATTCGGCTCCATCCATCTCCGCGCTTAATTGATTTAACCATCCCCATGATAATGAAAGCGCCCTCTTCTTCATAATCTTCTATTGGCTTAAAGTATGACTCTACCCATCTAGGAATATTAGTAACAAACTCAGGAATGTTTAGATACTCATACAAGTATTCCCTTTCATTTCCACTACGAGGATTGTCTGGGAACGCTGCTCCACCTATTTTATTCAAGGCGTCCACGGCTCTACTATTTACCCCAGAACCCTTCTTAGAGGTAAACTCAATGAAGTCTTTGTAGGTATTGAATGGCCTTGCTGCGATTATCTTCTTTGCAATTCCCTCAGAAATGAACTTAATGTTCCCAAGGCCAAATCTAATTGCCCCACCCTCTAGAGTAAAATCTTCTCCAGATTCATTAATGTGGGGTAGCCGTATTTTAATATTTATTCTTTTGGCTTCGATAAGATAGTCTGTTCTCTTATCCCTATCGCCCTCATTCTTCATTAGGGAGAACATAAACTCTAGTGGATAATATTTCTTTAACCATGCCGTCCAGTAAGAAAGCGTAGAATATGCAACAGCATGACTCTTATTAAACGAATAGCCTGCGTGAGCCTCAAACTGATGCCATAGATTCTCTGCGGCTTCCTTTGAAATGTGCCGTGAAGCGCCAGAAATAAATTTATCCTTGAACTGGTCGAATTCTTTTGCATCCTTCTTCTTTCCAATAATCTTTCTAACTTTATCTGCCTCTGCCATTGTCATTCCGCCAAGTTGAACGCAGGCCTGCATAACTTGTTCCTGGTAAAGGATACACCCATATGTATCTTCTGTAAATTCTTTCATAATTGGGTGTACATATTTTACTGACTGTCGCCCCTTCTTTCTTTTAATATAGTCCGCTCCAATTGTATTCATGGCACCAGGACGAACGAGGGCATTAGATGCAGCAAGTTCATCTAAACTGCTTACCCCCATCTTTATAAGAAGATTGGTATACGGAACAGCCTCAGCCTGGAAAACTCCCTTGGTGAATCCAGCAGATAGGTCTGCATAAATTTCCTTGTCATCGAATGGAATTTCAGACAGTTTAATATCCACTCCATGTCGATCACGAACATTCTTGATAGTATCCTGAATAACTGTCAAAGTCTTCAGGCCAAGTGCGTCGATCTTAATCAAACCTATCTCTGCAGCCTGATCCATGTCTACTGCTACAACAGGGATTCTTGAATCACTTTGAGTATCTTTTCTTGTTTCTATTGGAGCATACTTAGATATCTCTGTCTTAGAAGTTACAATTCCGGCAGCATGAAGTCCAGTTCCACGAATCCTTCCGCGCAACCGATCAGCATACTCTACAACCTCTGGATACTTATCTCTAAACTCCTTAGCCCCAGGAGTTCTTATAAATTCCTCCCAGGTCTCAATCCCCTTAAGTGCTTTATTTACTTCCGACAGGGGGATGTTAAAGGCCCTTGCAACGTCCCTAACAACACCCTTATCCCTAAAAGTATTAAAGGTTGCAATAGATGCTACATGACGATATTCATTAATAAGATATTCCTTTACTTCGCCTCTTCTACGATCCTCGTAGTCTGTGTCAATATCGGGGAAGTCATTTCTTTCTGGATTAATGAATCTAAAAAAGAGCAGTCCATGCTTGATAGGGTCTACATCTGTAATCTCTAGTGCATAACAAACTAGGCTTCCAGCGGCAGATCCTCTGCCTGGTCCAACTAGAATATTCTGACTCTTTGCCCAAGAAATCATATTTGATACTACAAGAAAGTATGAAGAAAAGTTTTTCTCTTTAATGATACTCAGTTCTTCCTTTACTCTATCAAGATACTCGGGCTCTACTAGATCTCTCTTTCTAAGGCCATCCATCACGAGTTGCCTTAGTTCTTCATGAGGGTCTTTGCGATTTACAGGAAGAAGATCTACTCCTGACTTAATATCATAATTAGAAATCTTTTCAGAAATCTCTACAGAATTCTCATAAATATCTTCTCTGTCAATTCCTTGACTAATCATTCTTTTCTTAACATCATTATAGTTCATCAGCCATATATCTAGATTCTTAAAGGACATTTGCCTATCTCCATAGAGATAGTCAAGCCTTTCCATTAGGTCTTTGATCTTACGGCTTTTACCAAACTCAATATTCTTATCTATTTTGGGATGCGTTCCCAAGATAAGCATGATTTCTTCTGCTATGCGATCTTCTGGTGAAGCATAATGGCAGTCTAGAGTTACTACTGACCGCACCCCTTGACTATCAGCAAGATCCATAAGGGCATGATTGAGAGAAGCAGGATTGTGTGGTTGAATCTCCATGTAGAAATCTTCTCCAAAAACATCTCTAAACCATCCAGTATATTGTCTAGCAAGCGATTCATTATTATTCTCCAATGCTTTTGCGATAATTCCATTCATACATCCAGACAGAACTACTAGGCCCTCCTTGTTTTGCTCTAGCATCTCAAAATCTGTTCTAGGCTTAACAAAGAATCCCTCATTCCATGCATCCTCAGACAGTCTATTAAGATTTTCTAGGCCAATATCATTCTTAGCCAAAATGATAAGATGGTTATAAATTTGATCATCAGGGGTTCTATCCTTCTTAGATCTTTTATCTGTTCTGTCTGTAGTAAAGTATGCCTCTAGTCCAAGAATTGGCTTAACGTTATTTTCACTAGCCGCCCTCACTAGGTCTCTATGGCCGCTCAATGTGCCATGGTCCGTAATAGAAAGCGCCTGCATTCCAATTTCAGATGCTCTCTTCATAAGTTCTTCTGGTGAGGAGTATCCGTCTAGAAGGCTGTAATAAGAATGTGAATGATGATTATGAAACATTTCTCTCCAATAAATGAGTAAGCACTAGGAAGTATATCCTAGTGCCCACCCAACAATCAAGACTTTACCAGTCTACTGATGTACTTGATGATGTATCAACGTCCATGCCCATGTAGAATGATTCCTGGTCTGGGTATGCTACCTGACGGACAGCAACCTTTTCTAGTTCAAAGGGCTCTATTCCTGACCAATCAAACTTTTCCGTATCGGGTGCTAGCGGGATAAGCGTGTAACTTGTCTGAGTTCCAGTACCTGAACGCTTCAAACGCCATTGGAGATTGCTAATTGATTGAGTGTCACCCGCGTACTCAATAAGAATATTGGTGGCTGGAGACTTCTGACCAACGCCTTGTGACCATACTGCTACATACTGCTCTGTGCCATCATCAACAAGGACGTTGGTGTAGAAACGTAGACGGGCCTTCCAGCCAGCCTTTGGGTCCTTACGATGCATTTCACAGCCAAAGCAGCGGCCCTCATCATCTAGGCTGCAAAGCCCCTTGCGGCGATAGTCTTTTGGATTTGTATGCTCTGCTACTACGATAGCGAGCCCACGCCCCTTGTCATAATGTGGGGAGTCGGGATCTAGTTCATTTACAAAACGAATCTTTACGCTCTGACCGTCCTCTAACTTCAGCCAGCGAGCGCGTGAGCCTTCCTCTACCTGAGGGCGCTCCATCTTACTTTTAATATTTTTCAAACCTGTAATAACTGACATTATATTTCTCCTAATAAGTATTTGACCCTATAGGTGGGCCGATAAATACATTATACCGCTAATATTAAAGTATTTCCAGAGTATTTAGTAAATGTGTCTATCAAATCTTGATCTGACAAATCTCCTACATCTTTGGCATTCTTCAATGAAACCAAGTCTATACTTTTATCCTTTAGATTATCAAGAATTTTTTTAGTCATTTTCTGACCAGCGTCGTCTGAGTCTGGGCAGATAATTATGCTGCTGGCATACTGTTGTAAAAGTGCCAATTGCCTTCTGCTAACCGTGGCACCTAAGGTCGCCACCGCGCTAAACCCAACCTGATGTAGTCTAATTACATCAAATGAGGACTCTACCACAATGAGTTTGTTTCTCTTAACATTATTGAGATTAAATAAAACCTTACTTTTTGGGAGGCCGATGCTATTTTTAAATGCCTTGCCCTCAACTGATCTAGCAACAAAGCCCAGACACTTATTTGATTCATCAAATACGGGGACGGTAACCATGTCCTGCTTTTCAGAATATCCCAGCATAAAGTATTCGAATGATGAGTCAACGATGTTTCTTCCGTAAAAATATTCCTTAGCCCTATTCGATGACATTAGGTTTTCATGAAGTTGATTTATTAGTTTTGTATCAAACTCTGGGTACTCTCTAGAATTTTCAATTGTGTCATCTATTTGCTTTTCGATATCTACGGGGTTTTGATGAGAGTTGATTAGGCGAGCCGCCTCAAAGTAGGTTCTATTAGTAACTCTCATAACCATGTCAACAAAGTTCCCTGACTCACCACATGAAAAGCATAGGAACATGCCGCTTGACTTATCTATCTCACATGCTGGAGTGTGGACATTATAGTGAAATGGACAGAATAAAAGAAAGTGTGTGTCTATCTCTCCGCCGATTTTTATATTACATGAGTTAAGTACAGACTCTATTTGTCTCTCTTCGTAAAATCCATCGGTATTAAATTGTTTGCGCTGACTGCTAGGTAGCATTTAGCCTTTTTCCTTCCGACGAAAACTCCATATATAGTAAGGAGAAATCTATATCGATCTTCCTCATATTCTAAACTAAAAGCAGGCTCTACGTCAAGGTGCGGGACATATCCTTGCGTCCTCATCATATCTACAAGGATGGACTCATATCTTTCTCTAATTTGTGGTATATCTGCATCATCTTCAATGATGCCATCGATATGAAAATCCTTTATTCTTTTATGTCCAACAAAACTCATAGATAAATTATATCGCGTTTACCCTCAATTGATTTTGTATTTTTTTACATAGGCCGCTGCTGACAAAAGAATATTTTCATCATCCATAAACATCCCCAGAGCCCTATTACATCTATTACAAAGCAACCCTCTGACCTTTCCAGTTTCATGATCATGATCAACTGATAGACTTTTTTTAGTTATACAAGAATTCTTACATACAGCACAAACTTCATTTTGCTTAACAAACATTTCAACGTACTGCTCCAGAGTTATACCATAAAGTCTTTTTAATTCTGATCTTCTTTGTGCCTCTGGCTTTAAAGACTTTCTTCTTCCGGCTCTTAATTGTCTTTTTACTTTAGCCATTGGGTCATTATTATATTTTTCTCTTTGCATAGAATTATGACAAGATCTGCAATAAGTTTGAAGCCCATCTCTTCTATTAGATTTATTAAATTTATCTTCACTTAAGATATTTTTACATTTTGGGCATTGTTTATTTGGCATATGACAATTATATCATACGCCATTATAAATTACTACTATCTATTATCTCTTTAAATTTTCCTCTATCGAAATCTACCTCCAGATAGAAATCGCCCATAAACCCATGTCTATTCTTTCTAAAGGCACATTCAATAATGTCTGAGTTCGCCTTTCTTCCCATCCCCACCACAAAATCGGCGTCGTAAGCGATCTGTCTTGACCATGCAACCTGACCTAGTTGTGGTACTGACTCTAGATCAGTAGAGTCATCAGGTGTCGCAGAAGCAATTGCAATAACAGGAATTTGCTGTGCAATGGCAAGAAGTTTTAATTCTCTGGACAGGTTCTTAATCTTAACGGTTTCATTCTGAGAGGTCCCAGAATTATCTGTCATCAACTGAAGGTAATCAACTATTACGATATCTGGCTTATACTGATCTATCTTTGAGTTAATAAGATTAGGGGTCATCTCTGATCCAGTATCATTTGAGATAATTTTGAACGGAGGCCTACCCTCTAAATTCTTAGCAGCCCACAACTTAAACTCATCATCTTCAACCCTACCAGCACTTAGCGACCTATGGCTGAAAAATCCGTCACCAATGATAGTGAAAATTCTATTACGAACCTCGTACTCAGTCATCTCTAGACTGATAAGCATAGGCTTGTATCCATGCCTCCATGCTTGCACAGCAAAATACAAAGCGAGCCATGACTTTCCAATGGCAGGGTATGCAAGCAAGATGCCCAACTGCCCCTTAGAGATACCCATAGGCAGGCAAACATCAAACGATGTGATATCCGTCTTAATTCCAATATTTCCATTCTCAGCGGATAGCCTAGTCTGTTCAAAATAGTTCAGGGCATTTTCAATATCTGTTACATCAATATCTCTTACTTTGGCACCAATGCGGGACATTTTAGTAACGTCCTTAGATAGTTCCTTTAATGCCATCGCAGATTCATTATTGTTAATTAGTTGTGCGGCACGACGCAGCGTGGCCCTGATGCTTTCATCTAAGTACGCCTGACGTAATTTGTCGATATGGTAAACAGTAGGGCCAGAGTTTACGGAATCAAAGTCTTTAAAGCGAGTAGTAATAAGATCGGCATCTGGAACCTGCCGTGTCTGATCATAGTAATCCTTTATGAATCCCCAGATATCTGCACAGTCTGTAATAAGTTCGTCAGCATTATTATCAAACATTACATGGATATCTTTGTTCTTACATACAGAAGAGATTACTTCTACTTCTTCAAGATACGCCATTCATAAACTCCGCTCTAATCTTTAACGTCTTTTCTCTTTGTTCCCGCCTAATCATAGCATCCCTCTCTGACGATAGTCTAGAAGAATGAATGTTGGAAAAATTATTGAAAAACCAACTGAGAGAATGACCTTCTCTATTTAACTTGAAGTAGTACTTCAAAGACTCACGAACAGAATCAGCGCCGAAATCTTCTATTAGAGATATCACGGCCCACTTTTCCTTATACTTATTTACTACTGGAGAGTTTCCATACTTTTGCTTATACAGAGATGAATATTTACTGAGTAATGCAAATGCATCTTTATCTTTATTAGGACTTGTCACGAAGATCTGCCTCAACTTCCTGCATACGCTCTACAAGTTGCTCTTCTACAAATGAATACACCCTATCCATCGCATCAGAAACCGACTCTCCTGATCTTACATAATCGTCTACACCTACTTCTAAATGAAGGCTTTCATAGTTTCCTAGGTTTCGAACGAACTTCAATCCCACCTTCACTCTCGTCGGGACCATCTCCTGGCTCATCTATATCCACCTCCAATGTTGTAAATCCTATAGGGTTAGATCTTTCTTCTTCTCTTAAATCTCCACCTAGATATCTTGCTAGTTCGTACCATGCCTTTGATACTTTCAATAAAGACTCAGTATCCTGCATTTGCTTTGCTATATCTCCGGCACGCATTAAATTTATTGAGCAAGCGAGTATAGCACTCTCTGGAGATATAGTCTCCCCAATAAACTCTACAAGTAAATCTTCTTCAGTTTTCTTTTTAGGCATTAAAACTCAACCGTCCTCCACACAGGAATAAAATCTCCATCATCATTTTGCACATATAGAACATCCCTGCGCCCTAGTCTAGCATCTACCTCCTCTTTTGTCACGGTTCTATGCAAAGGAGTTACAGCACCATCTTTTCTTGGGCGACCATAATGAACATTAGCAAAATAATCTTGTATATCTAATATATCGTTTTCATTGAAATAAAATTTACCATTAGGTCCAGACTGTTGTGGCCTTTTGATGCTTCCCTCAGTTATGGCGATTCTAATTCTTTCTGGGTGACGGCTAACCATCTTAGCAACTTCATTAATTAGGTACGCCTTCTGAGCATGTTTCTTCATAGTCTTGTATGGATATCTAACCATTTTGTCTTGAATATAGTTCCATGTAGTGGCAACATCTGCTGGCACATTTATATGCATAATATGATGCAGTTCACCATTGATAAATATTTTTCGACGGCGCTTAGGAGTTTTTAATACCCCATATCTCTTCCCGCCAGATATAGAGTCTCTTTCTTCATTATCCATTTTCCAAAGCCTCCATACTTTTCTGGGTAACGCAATGACCATCTTTTACCACAACGTAGACAGTATAACTCAATATGTATTTCTGAGCCTAACGTCCGGTCAACCATTACCTTGCCGTCACATTTCTTACATAGCATTATGCTTTAAATACCTTTCCATCCACTACGCAGGTATTATCTTTAATTTCTATCAACTGGATGTGCGGGTGCCCATTGACGATATGACCAATGGCAAATCCCTTCTGCCAATTGTGAACCGTGGTGTACTTCATACCCATGGATTTTTCATCGCACAGATGGCCTATCTCATAGCCCCTCAGGGTCTCTCCTCTGAGTTCATAGGTCTTATAAAAAGTACCCATTCTATGGGAGTGCCCACGCATCATAGACACGCCGTAGGCTTCAACATCCTTCTTTGCTGACTCACCAGCATTTTGTGATAGAGCAATGCCATGATGAACATGAATGTCCCCAAACCTATGCTTAGGAAGGTCGTCATAGTATATGTACTCATATCCAAGATCATCCAGACCCCAAAGTGAATTAGGCGAGATCCTATCAAGTAGGTCTGGGTCCTTCTTATTAAAGTAATCAAACACTCTAATGTCGTGGTTGCCTAGAGCAGTAAATAGTTCTGCCTTTGGAGCAGCCTTACGAATATCGGCATAGAATTTCTTAGTTGCGGAAGATTCTTTAAATACATACTTAAGAATTTCTTCTTTATCTTCTGCAGCCTTATATGCCTGCAAAAACTCATCGGGCTTGCCATCAGAGTACCTTGAGTAGCAATTCTGATCATCAATGTCGCCTAGCAGGTCAATGACCTGGGGCTTCCATGATTTAATAACCTTCATAAGAAGAGAGATTGCTTTGTTATCTTGGTATGGTATTTGTGTGTCTGACGCTATTAGCCATCTAATATCATTTGTCATTACTCGCCTTTCTCCGGCACGCTCTTGAGCAAAAATCCCACATACGCTCTTGTCTTATAGGGACGGTGTAAATCGTATCACACCAGCCACAAACCTTGTCAACCTTTATTGGTCGGCAAGTGGAACTACATTTTACTCTATTTTTTATAACAGATGGTGATCCATAAAAATCTTTTCCACAGTTCTTGCATTCCTTCTTTATCCATGATGGATTTAGTTTATACATAGATACAGTTTTCATACCATGCGCTTTGTCATGTTCACGGCGATGGCATACAAAAAGATTTTCTATTCTATTGTCATCTTTAATTTGATTAATATGATGTACCGATTCCCAGTCAAACAGGGCGCGGCCTAAAAATTCTTCCATAACCAAAATATGCTCATAATACATATTGTTAATGGATTTTTTATGATTTGATGGTATTAATTTATATGATCCCAATTAATTTTAGGATGCAGGTCCAATTGCAATGAAGTTTACCTTTAGGTTATCTTTATTTGCTGCATCTTTTCCTGCAACCATCCTTCTTCCCTTACAGGTAAATTGAGTTCCTGAAACTTGCGTAACAGTAAGACTAATGTAAGATATGTCTGCCGCTGAATCGGAGGACGGGTCTACTGCTGAAACAAATACTAATGGTGGTGATTTGAACTGACCACTAAATTTAACAGCAGATGTAGCAGTAGATTGCTTGGCGTTTGCAATGCTTCCAAACTTTAAGTTGAACTGACCAATAACAATAGAAACATCGGTAGCCCTACCTAAGGTATATCCAGTACCAGATGTAACCTCAATATCTTGCTGACCGCCGCCTTCTGTTTCAGACTTGGCAAGTTTATTAACTGCGGCAACCATGAGATTTAAAAACTCATATGTTACTGGCTGACCGTCGCTAATTGGAGGTATATTAGTCATCTACCTTAGCCTCTAGTTCAATAATCTTCTTGTCTCTAGCCTGAATTTGTTCGGTAGCCTGAGCCTTCATTACTGCTAGTTTTGTTTCATAGTCGCTGGTCATCTGACCAATACGCTGCTGAAGTTCTTGAATAATCAGTTCAAGTGTGTTAGCCATTTAATTCTCCTTGTTGTTGTTCGGGCGGGTATAAGTATACCCGTAGATTATCTCTAATATTCGTTAGAACATTAAGCCTAGATAGGGCATCCCGGCTTGAATTATCATACACTATACCGGAAACATATTCAATCATTTTGTTCTCTATTACCTGAAGATATTCTTCAAGGGTGGGTCTTGAGAGAATTTCATAGAATTTTTTAATATCGTCAATATCAATAAGTACCGGAGGCCCACCATCTTCTGGTTCTAGTTCCATAACTACTCTGGGAATATTAAGTTCTGAGTGAATTATATAGTTTACATTAGCCATTGAATATTGCCTCTTCTAATCTTTGTATTCTATCTTCAAGATTTTTTATCTTATCTTTTTGTTTTTTCATAATTGGAACTAAAAATAGGGATAATTTTTGATAGTCAAATCCTACTGGTTCATTATTTTCATTGTATTGAACTAATGTTTTAATTGTTGGAATTTTATCCATATCTTCTGCTATAATTCCAACCCTATATTCCGCATCTTCTCCAAATTCATCTACATCTACATTGTATTTAAACTTTACTGGATAAAACTCATAGTCTAATAGGTCTTCGTCAACATTTATTTTTTCTATATAACTTTTTATATTTATTGATGATGCAAGGCTAGTTGAAGTTGTTCTAGAAAGCCTATACTGGGAACCTGGAGTTCCTGTGTTATTCCAATGAACAAAGTGTGATCCTTGTCCAGCCGTCATACTATTTATATTAACATTGCCAAACCCCACGGCTGAGTTAGTTCCAAGATTTTGATTAATTGTATAGTCAGCGATGTTTTTTGCAATTAAGTTATTTGCGGTACCAAAAAGCCCTGCCCCACTTCCTTCAAAACGTGCATTGGCTCCTGTACATTCAATTCTTCCATTTACACTAAAATAATTGCTACTAGTTCCATCTATTCTGCTAAGAAGTATATCTCCTCCTGTAGTTAGAGCCTGCCGCCATACTACTGCGCCATTATTTAAAAACGCTATAGCGTTATAAATCCATCCAGGAACAGATTCACCTATAGAAATGGATTGACCATTGATGCTTCTGCTTGTAAACCTACCCCCAGTAATAATTGGAGAGTCTATAGATACACCAGCAGACAAGGTTCCTGAAAATGTTCCAGTTGCAGCAGATAATGCTCCACTAAAAAATGCATCCCCAGAAGTATTTATTCTAAATTGCTCTGTTGTAATTGTGCCATTATTTAAGTTGATAGCCATACCCTGTGTTGCAAAAGCAGATCCATCTGCTGTTCCAATAAATACAGGGGAGTTTGAATCTATAATTCCAGTAGTAATCTTGCCGCCATCAATTTGGGTAATATTTGCGTCTACCTCTGACCCAGTAATAAAATTATCTGGGTTAGTTCCACCTATAGTAACACCAGCCCCACTAATTGAAAGACCAGAATTATTAAAGGTTAATGTTGCGTTTGCATTACCAAATCTTACATTTCCATCGCCATCTAAATATATTCCGGTGCCTGAATTTGGAGACATTAATGAATTACTTCTAATGACCCTACCAGTAACAGATCCAGTAGTAATTCTGTTTCCTGATATTACAGTAGAGCCACCATCACTAACATCTTCTCCAGTTAATAGATCATCTCCTGGGGTTCCACCAATAGTAATATCTCCGGTTGCAGCATCAATACTTAGTGTTATGTTTTCATCATCATCGTATGCAAATATTCCAGT